CCTACTACGGAGCGGCGCCCATCGAGATTCCCGGCGTTCGCGTCAACATGCTGCAGCCTGGGGAGAAGGCCACCCTCACTAAACCGGAGCATCCGAACGCCAATTTTGAAGCTTTCGTCAACGCAGCATTGCGCAAGGTCGCCAGCGCCGTGGGGCTCACATACGAGCAGCTGACGATGGACTGGAGCAACGTCAACTACTCCTCCGCGCGTGCGGCTCTTCTTGAGATCTGGCGCGGCTTCGCAGTGAAGAAGGGCGGCTTTGCTTCGCAGTTCATGTCGCCGATCTACCGGGCGTGGCTGGAAGAGGTCTTCGACAAGGGGATGATTGATCTCCCTGCCGGTGCTGTTCCGTTTCATGAGAACCCGGCGGCATGGTGCCACGCCGAATGGATTGGTCCCGGTCGCGGCTGGATCGACCCGCTCAAGGAAGCGCAAGCGGCCGGTGAGCGCATGGCAAACCGCCTGACGACGCTGCAGAAGGAAGCCGCAGAACAGGGCGGTGACTGGCGCGACGACATGGAGCAGCTCGCCGTCGAGGTGCGGGAGTACGAAGCCAGGGGACTCCAACACCCCGCAATGCTGGCCGCGGCGCCCCGCCCTCCTGCTGTCGCTGATCGCAACAGTGATGGTTTCACGCCCGAAGAAGAGGAGGAGAGGCGGGCGGCCGCCCGGCGCCATCCCCTGGGGCTCCCATCCATCCGCAGAAAGGAACCGGCATGACGAACTATCCCGAAATCGCCAGCCGGATGTTCAATACGCCCCTGTTCCTGCATCCGGCGAAGGGGGACATCATCGCGCGGGCATTTGGTCCCCGCGTGCTCGGATTGCCGGATACCGCTGCCATCGTTCAAGGCGGGGAGTCCCTCGGGATTGTGGGACAAAAACTTCGCGATGTGGTGGATTGGGAAGGTGACAAAATTTACCACGGTCCCGATCGTGCCGCAGAGGGGATCGCACTGATCGAGATTGAGGGCTCCCTCGTCAACAAGGGCAAGTGGCTAGGTAAGTCATCCGGTATGACCAGCTACGAGGGCATCGGCGTGCTGGCATCCGATTGCATCAATGATGCCTCAATTCGCGGCGTCGTTTTCGAGATTGATAGCTTCGGTGGAGAGGTTACGGGCGCATTCGATTGTGCCGAAGTGCTTTTCGAGCTCTCGCAAAAGAAGCCGACGATTGCGATCCTGACCGATCATGCTTGCTCGGCCGGGTATCTGCTTGCATCAGCCGCCCGTCAGATTGTCATCCCGTCTACTGGGATCTGCGGATCTATCGGTGTCATCTCCATGCATGTGGACATGAGCGCTTGGCTTGCCAAGGAAGGGTTGAATGTCACGATCCTGAAGGCTGGCGAGCGGAAGGCCGACTTCAATCCCTACGAGCCGATCCCGAAAGAGGTTCTCGAAAGGGAGCTTGCGGAGCTGGAAGAGCTTCGCGTTGAATTTGCGACGACGGTGGCGCGGTATCGTGCCGGCCGTCTCGACCTGAAATCCGCCCTCGCAACCGAGGCCGGTGTGTACCGTGGACAAAAGGCGGTCGAGGCAGGCCTTGCCGACGTCGTCGCACGGCCTTCGCAGGTCCTTGCGGCCTTCGAAGACGAACTGAGCCGGTCCGCCGGCTAAACCCAACATTACAGGAGACAGCAATGTCGAGTTTGACGCGCAACACGCTCGCGCAGAGCGTGCTCGCAGCCGTGCGGGGAAAGACAAACGGCAGGATGGAAGAAGACCGTCCGGAAGACATGGAAGATGATGCTTCCGACGAAGAGGCCGGCGCCGACGAGGACGATACGTCCGCCGAAGGCGATCAGCCGGAGGAGGAAGCGGAAGGCGATGCGCCGGCCGAAGACGAGGGAGAAGAGGGCGAAGGTCCAAAGGCGTCCGCTTCGAACAAGATCCGTCGCGCCGAGCAGGGTCGCATCAAGGCAATCCTGACGCATCCGCGCGCCGATGCCAATCCCGGCCTCGCCGCAGAGCTTGCCTTCGGCGAAAAATTCTACAGCGCCAAAGAAGCCGGCGCGCTCCTCAATTCATCCGCCGGTGGCTCGCGCCTAGCCGACCGGATGAAGGGCAAGAGCCCGCAGCTTGGTTCCGGTGACGGGGCCGGCAAGCCATCCGAACGCCAGGCGGTCCTAGCCGGCATCGGCAACATCATCAAGGCCAAGCATGGCCGTAACCAGAAGGATGCCTGATCATGGCGGAAGCAACTTTCGCTCCGAATGACCTGCTCGTTTCCGACGTGCCGGTCATCACCCGCAACATCACGCTCGTGGCGGGGCAGAATCTGAAACGCGGTGCCGTTATCGGCAACATCACCGCGTCGGACAAATACACGCTGTCGGTTTCGGCGGCGGGTGACGGCTCCCAGACGCCGGATCTCGTGCTCGCGATCGATTGCGATGCCACGGCCGGCGACGTCGTCACTTCCGCTTATTCCAGCGGCGCTTTCGATTCCACCAAGCTCATTCTCGGCGCGGGTCACACCGCTGCGACCGTGGAAGCCGCTTTCCGCAAGAAAAGCGCGCCCCTCTTCGTTCGCGTGCTGAAGTAACAGCCTAACCCGCAAAGGACACCTTCAATGGCTGACATTCTTCTCAATACAGCGGAGCTGATTTCGGTCTTGCCTCCGCGCGACCGGCCGGAGGCTTTCCTCCGCAACCGCTATTTTTCGACGACGGTGCTTTCCGATGCGGAAGAAATCGTCTTCGACAAGATCCTGCCCGACCGGGAGCTTGCGCCGTTCGTGCATCCGGACGTGCCGGGCAAGGATTCCGCCAATCGTGGCTTCAAGGCTACCAGCTTCACGCCTGCCTATGTAAAGCCGCAGAATACCCTTCGTCCCCGCGGCAACATGATCCGCATGCCTGGGGAGCGCATCGGCGGGAATGTCTCGCCGCAGCAGCGTTATGCTTACAACGTGGCAACCATCATCGACGATCAGGATATGCGCATCACTCGTCGTGAGGAGTTCATGTGCTCCCAGGCGCTGCGGACCGGCGTAGTCATCGTCCAGGGCGAAGACTATCCGACCCAGACGGTCAACTATGGGCGCGATGCGGCGTTGACGATCGCGCTGTCGGGTGCTGCCCGATGGGGAGAGGCGGGCGTCGATCCCTATGACGATATCGAAGCTTGGCTTGATCTTCTGGTGTCGACCGACGGTTTCACCGGCCGTGAGGTTCTTCTGGGAGGTGGGGCCGCCAAATATCTGAAGCAGAGTGAGCGCTTCCTCAAGGCGCTGGATAATCGTCGGCAGGATGGCGGCGTGATGCAGCTCGGTCCGGTTTCGACGGGTGCAGAGAACAAATATTACGCTGTCCTTGGCACCATCGGCGAACTGACATTCGTTCAGTATTCGCAGCCCTATACGGTCGCGGGCGTCAAGAACAATTTCTGGCCGACCTATGGCGTCGGGATATTCGATCCGTACGGCTTCATGGGCCATTTCGCCTATGGCGCTATCCTGGACAACCAGGTGCTCCAGTCGCTGGAGCGCTTCCCTGACATGTGGCACGAGCGCAATCCCTCTCGCACCATCGTGCAGACGCAATCGGCACCACTGCCGGTCATGCCCGAGCCGAACGCCAGCCTGTTCGCGCTCGTCCGCTAATCCTCAATCGCAATTCGTGCGCCGTCCGAACCTTCGGCGGACGCACCGCCCATGGAGGCCATTATGAGTGCCAAGAACACCAGCAATACCCGCACGGAGCGGTTCAACGCGACCGTCAAGGTGGGCAAGAAATCCTATCCGCCGGGAACGCCGGTTCCGATCGGCAAGGACGGGATCACAGCCGAAGAGGCGGCAAACTTCCGTCATAACTTCGGCGACTATACCGGCGGACCTGTGATCGAAGGTTCTGCCGGTGCTGCCTTGGCGGATGCCGAAATCTCCGCACTTTCTTCGCGGATCGAAACGCTCGAGGCGGAAAAGCGGGAGCTGGAGGAGAAGCTCGCCGAAAAGACCGACCTCTATGACAAGTTGGTGATCGACCACACCAAGCTTGGTGAGGACAATCTCGCCCTCGTCAAGCGGGTCGAAACCCTCGACGCCGAAAACGCGAAGCTGAAGAAGCCGAGCTGATGAAGCCGCGCTCTCCCATCTTCGAACGGATGGGCGAGAGCTTCGACCGTGCTTTTGGCAATGCCGACGCCGTCTTCACGATCAACGGCGTCGCGCTCGCCCCGGTTCGGGTCATCTTTCGCCAGTGGAGAGAGGTGGACGAAGGGGAAGAGCAGGGACAGTCGGTCGAAGGAACGACCCATCTTCTTGCGGTTGCGCATTCGAAGGTCCCGGGGCTGCAAAGCCAGCGTGACAGCGTAACCGTGCATGAACTGGATGCGCTGGGAAGTCCTACGGGCGTCAGCGCGACCTACCAGATCAAGAACCATTCCGACGATGCGCGGGCCATGCTCCGCATCTATCTCTCAGGAGACATCTGACATGACCGAGACGAAGACAGCAGAAGCGGCTCCGCAGGCGGTATCGCCGGATGTCGAAAAGATTGCCCTGGCCCTTTTTGCTCCCGAAGAAGGCAAGGCCAAGAAGGACGCCCGCGAGGCCGTGAAAAAGATGACCGGCACGTGGGAGTTCCTTCCCGTGCG